TAGACGCGTTGCCTTGACCATCAGCCATTAGAACTGTCCCCCAGAGATCAGATCGGCGTCAACACGGCCAACGAAGTTAGTCACAAAGTTTCCTGCTCCTGCGGTGCCGTCCATGGTGGCAATTACCGCCCCATTGACTGAGAACCCAAGCTGCGCGTCGTTAGGTGAGTACATGCCTGACGAAGGGTCCAGGTTGAACGAGAAGGCAGGCGCCGCGGCCGTCCCTCGGTTGGCCAGGAACTGACCTACGTTAGCCTGCAGCAGTGGGTAAATGTTGGTTCCGTCACTGAGAACAATCGCCTGACGCGACGCAGCTAACGAGTACGGCGGCTGGGAGCTACCCTGCACTTGGAAGTTGATGTTATACGAGCTTTGGTTGGTGTCATTCAGGAAGTAATACACCTGCGTTACGGCGGGCAGTTGAACCAGCAATGACGACGTGCGGGCCCCGCTTAACGCGGTGAAGCGTTGAATAATCGGGGTGTTGGTTATTAGGCTCAGTGTTGCGCCGGCCACGGTGTCCACGTCGTACGTGGCAGACGAGAACGTCAAGCTATTGGGTCGGGCGCGGCCAACGGTAAAGAAGTCCTGCTTGGTAATGTCACGGTTAACACAGATAAAGCACGAGTCACCCAGCGGCAACGCGATCGAGCTTTGCCCGTCAATCGTTGAGTTAACCGCAGACGTCTGAATTGTCAATGTCCCTGTTCCGTTGTTACGGATTAGGATAAACCAACCCTCCGTCAACGACGACACAGCTGGAAGCGTCCAAGTGCCAGCGCCACTTGTCCATACCAGACAATGGCCTCGTGTGTTATCAGTGATGGTCGGAGCCGTAATGTAGGAGCTGGTTACAAAAGCAGTCTCGAGCTTGCCAAGAATGGCCGCCGTACTGTTACCGGCCAACGTGGCTGCGTCAGCGTAAGCAACACCCGCGCCAAACGCAATGTTGTCCCAAACACCACCAACCGTCGTGTTGTCGGTTAGGTATGTATAGACCGCCTGTCCCGTCGGAACGGAAAAAGAGTTGACCTCCGAAAAGTTTTGAACGTCAAAATCATACGACCCAACGTTACGAATCAAAATGTCCGAGCCTACGGAACCTTGTTGCGCGTCTGGCAACGTCAGGATGGCGCCGGAGCTAGTTGCGTCAACGTCCAAGATACGAGCAACAACCTGCTGGCCCGCATTCACATACTGCGGCCAATAGAGTTGTGTTACCGTAGATAGCGTGATCGCATCATAGCTGACATCCGTCGGTTGAATGACGTTGCCAGTGAATGGAGATGTAAATGTCATGATTGTGATTCCTGTCGTGAAGCGTTGCGATCAACCATTCGAGAAGCATCCTCGCCTTTGAGTGCGTTGATGGCGTCGGTGTAGTATTGTTTCCATACAGCCAACTTCTCTGTGTTTTTCAAAAACCCCTGAGCCTGAAGCAACGTGCCATAGAGCAACGCCTGTGGTGCTTCACGGGTCAATAGGTTTTCCTGATTGGTAATATCCAATGGCTGGATGCGGCTGTAGTAAATAATCTCGACCGGATAATTTTGATCTGCGGCCGGCGCAAACCCCCAGTGGTCGTAGTCATACTCCGCATAGTACAAAGGTTGACCTGCGGGGGCCTCGCTCAAATATTGCGTCACGTAATCCATGGAGCGGTTGAGCACCGGAACGCCATTGATTTTCATGCTGGTCGTTTTACGCCATCGAACGGGTTTTTCCACCGTAGAATCGCCTGCCGCAATTGTCGTGTCTACCACATTTAATTGCAGAAGTGTTTTGATTTCGGCAGCAATTGATTGCTCGGTGAGCATGATCAGGCGCGGAATCTGGGTCACGAAGGACTCGTCGTTCCGTTCTGCATATTTGATGACATCCTCAACGAGGCTGTCATAGGTCATGTTTGCTGCTGACATTTTGTTTACGCGTATAAACGCGTCCCTTGTTTATCAATGATGAGGGCCTGATGCCGCGGTTTATCCAGGGTTGAGTTTGGAATCGAAACATGGGTCCAACGGTCAAACTCGCGGATCACTTGATCATACGGCAACTGCGCGGCGATGATGGCCTTGACAACCTGGTCCGGCGTCATGCCGGGAACCCGAATGTCAGCAGCACAGCCGATGCGATGCTGAGAAGTATCTTTGCTGCCCACAGCATCATTGACTTGTTTACAGCGGAATGCTGAATTGACCATGATGGGTTTGCCGCCAAGAGTTGCCTTGACATCTTCCAAGAATTCAGCGAGTCGTTTGAGGTTGTTGATTTCAGAATCATTAGGGGTGTTGTCAAACTCACGATGATCCGTGTGTGTCAACTCTTCCAGGGTAAAGTTAGGGCTCAGGTTCATTTTTTCTTCATGTCAATAATTTTTTCAAGTGTGCGTCCGCCAAAATAGAACGACATGATGAGCATGCCCCACTGCCCCAGCAGCTCAACATACGCCTGATTGGTGTTCTTATCAAATGCGGACATCATGGCAAACGTAAAATAACCTGCCAAGATAGCTATGAGGGTCATGGGGCGGATGTTCTTGGACAGCCAAGAGTCGCTGCCCATGTCGGCCTTAAGGCGCTCTGTGAGGTTGTTTTGTTCTGTCTCAAACAGCTTGGTGTCGTTGGCCATCTTGGCAAGCTCACCCTCCTGGGCCATCTTGGCCAGCTCCATCTTGGCCGCTTCGTTGGCCGCCGGGTCGGGGATCACTCGGTCCAGGATCTTACTGCCAACAGACACCAACGCCCCCATTGGGCCGGTTGCAAGTGCGTCTAAGATTCCCATTTAATAACTCTTCTTGGTTAACATGGATGAAGCAATACTCAGCATAGCCTGAACATCTTCTACGCTTTCAGGTCGATCTTTGAACCCGACGGTAATTTGACCGATGAAGCGTGTTGCGTCCGGTGGTACAGAGATTCGACAGCCGTAGGTGACACCCGCTTCGACGTACCACAGGCCGATTTCGCTTTGTGGTTTGTGATAGTCTCCGCACGGTGTTTCTCCCGCCATGAGCTTAACAACGTCTGCATTGTTCGCCTGATTAGTTGTGAAGAGACCAACATCAATACCTTCCAATCTTTTATCCCGTCCATCCTTGGTATACGCCCGGTACAGGACCCGCGTACCAAACAAAGGGTTAACTTTGAATATCGCCACGGTCTGCGCGCCGCCGTACTTGATCAAAACCGCCGCCGCATCCTCAACCCTTGCCTCGTTGATACTGGGCAGCTTCTGGCTTTCCTTGTATGCACCAATCAGCAGTTCTTGGTTAGCATAGACAAACCAAGCGCAGAACCCGAACACAAACATGATGAGCAGCGCAACCAGCTTGAACGGGCTGTCCACATACGACAGTATGCGGTCCAATACACCCAACGCCTTGTCGTCCTGCTCACTCATCTCCACATTCCTTTTGAAATCCCCCACTGGACTAACCAGTACATCAACAAACCAAAAATCGCCACAACTGCCGCCGAGAGTTGTATGTCATAGATCATCTCTTTACGCTCCTTTGCTTTGGCCGCGTCGATGATCTTTTGCTTAACTGTCTCGGCCTCTTCTTGGGCGATCTGCCTGCGCATCTCTTCTCTGGTCTTGACCATGTCGTCCCAGATCTGTCCCTGCCCCGACCAGACCAGCATCTCGTACAGCTCGTACTCTTGCCGCTCCAACTCTCTCCGCTTCATGACGACATCCATCGCATCCGCGGTTAACTCTGCGTCCGTCTTCTTGGGCTTGACCCCGTTGGCCTTGTCCCACAGCGCCTCGCGCTTCTCTCGCTCTTTGACCGCCTCTGCCTTCTCAATGACCGCCTTCTGGTCAAAGTATCCGACAATACTTTTGGCTATCTCGTTGGCATCCTTGCCTAGCTTAATAACCTCCTTGATGGTCGCTACCGCAGCCTTAGCCCCCGCAAACGCAACGCCGATAGTAATGGGATCCACATTACCGGTCTTTCATTACGAAATAGCTCCATACGTTGTACCGCTGCCGCTGACAGTCACAGTGTTTCCATTTAATGCAATTGCCTTACCGCCGACACCACCTAAATTATTTGCCAGGCCTCCCGTTACTACCGCGCCATCTCCTCCCGCCGCACCGGCAGAACCACCGGCGCCGCCCGTTGTGCCGGGTCCTGTCGCCGACCACACGTATGCTCGTCCACCAGATGCTCCCCAACCGCCTCCGCCGCCACCAGCAATACTTTGAAACTGTTGAGGGGAAGTCTGTGATATCAATGTCCCGCCACCACCGCCCGCTCCACCGCCAGCTGCTGCAGTTCCTGTTGAGCCAGTGGTCCACGTGCCTCCCGCACCCCCAGTACCCGGTATGATCCGCCCACCTCCGCCGCCGGCGGAAGAGTAATACGGGGTTGTGTTAGCCGCGCCAGATCCTCCGGTCGCGTTTAGGGCACCCCCAGCACCACCGTTGGATATGGTTGATCCCTTTTTGAGGTTTCCACCTGTGCCTCCACCCGCGCCTCCGCCACCACCGGCGTAATTATTTGGGCTCATTGACGAATAAAAACCGCCTCCGCCGCCGCCACCACCACCAGCAATATAGCCGTTGTTGGTGACAGCAAAATTTACGCTGGTATAAATAGCTGGTATGCCATCTACACCTGCGGTGTCTGAGCCGCCGTCACCACCTTTACCAAGAACGTATCCGTTATTAATAAAAGTAAGCCCGTTAGGCCAGGATCCGTTGATGATTAACCCGCCAAGTCCCGTACCTGTTGAATAAACATAAACCCCGGCGGCCAATGTTATTGTTACGTTGTCGTTTCCATTCCACCCGTTAGCTAAAGCCCAGAGGTTAAGGTTAAGGTCTGTTTGATTTGATGTTATTGTGAGGAAAACACCGTTTGATTTACCCCAAAACCCAGACGGCATGCTCAACGTAGAGCCGGAACTTGTGCTAGTCAACGTTCGCACATTTGCGTCGTTGAATGAAATGGTTGCCGTGGCTGACTTGCCCAGCTCCAGGTTGACCGACTGGCCTGCAGTCGATCCGCCTAAACTGATGGGGCCCGACGCGTTGAGTGCCATTATTCACCGGCCGCCGGAGCACGCCATTGTTCAGAGCCATCTTCCGCAACCTCCACAATTGAGTACGGAACGCCGTGCACATGCGATAGATAAAATTCCCACGCCTGTTGGCGTGCAATTGTGTCTCTTTCTTGTGCATCTGTTGCAAACGTATATGTTCCGTTTGCTGGGTTCAAAATCGCATATTTAATCATGTTAAGACACCCCTCCCCAAGCCGTTCCTGATCCTGATAGTGTGCAGGTATATCCGTTCAAGGCAATTGCTTTTCCGCCAGCTGCGCCACCTACGCCGCCTTGTGAATCGCCTGGCGTTTGGTTTCCTCCGCTTGCGCCCCAGCCTCCGCCGCCACCACCGTTATATGAAGAGCCTGTTCCAGTGCCAGCCGAACCGGCTGAGTTGCCGCTGCCGCCTGCACCACCTTGTCCTGAAACCGTTTGAGATAATGTGTAACCCAATGAGCCACCACCACCAGCTCCGCCACCACCACCTGGGGTTAAAACACCACCAAACGTAAGATCCCATAGCGCGCCTGCGCCACCACTACCAGGTATCACCCTGCCGCCGCCACCAGCGCCGCCACCTGAAATTCCGACGTTGTGGTTAAGCCAATCGTTTATTTTCCCGTCAGCCCCCGCTTGACCCGGAGCACCACCTGTGCCACCTATAATTGCCCACCAATTATTTTCAAGCGTAGCACTAGCGCCGCCGACACCACCGCCTGCCCCGCCACCGCCGCCGCCCATGCCGTTGTTACCAATTCCTGCCTGGAAGTTGCCTGCTCTGCCGCCTCCGCCGCCGCCGCCGGCTATGTAACTGTTGTTGGTTATTGTTACATTGAGGCCTAAAGATATTGCGGCGCTACCGGCAATTGGATTAAGCGATGCAACAGCCAAATATGCTGTATTTGTTGCATCATACGGGACTGATGTGTTATACGTGCATCCGCCTCCCGTTCCGCCCATACCCATAATGTAGCCATTGTTGATGACGGTAACCCCTCCCGGCCAAGATCCATCAATGGTCATCCCAGGCGTGCCGGTTGTCGTGGAGTAAATATACACACCGGGCGCAACAGTTATTACAGCCTTTGAACTACCATCCCAACCATTGAATAAAGCCCAGTTTCTTAAATTAAGATTGGTTTGATTCGACGAAATGGTTAAAGATATTTGAGCGCCTTTACCCCAGAAACCACCGGGCATGCTCAACGTAGAGCCAGAACTTGTGCCAGTCAACGTGCGCACATTTGCGTCGTTGAATGAAATGGTGGCTGTGGCTGACTTGCCCAGCTCCAGGTTGACCGATTGCCCCGTGGTAGATCCACCAAGGCTGATGGGGCCCGACGCGTTGAGTGTCATTACGGCGTTCCGTAGCCTGTCACGTTGCCGATAACGATGAAGTTACCAGACGAGTCAAGCGAGCCAAGCGTTGTGCTGCCATACTTGAACAACAGCTTAGTGCCCGACTGCACGATACTGAAGTTGGTCGTCACCAAACTACCCGCGCTGCCTGTCGTGTTTTGGTTCAATGTTGGCACGTCGCCGGCCTGAATTGCCGACATGGTTACGTTGGAGCCGTTACCGCGTAGGTATTGCCCTGATGTGGTTGCACCAGCCAATGCGTTAATTGCCGCCTGCTGTGTTGCGGCGCCCGTGCCGCCGTTAGTAATTGCAACGGTGCCCGTTAAATCCGCAGCCTGAAGTGCTGCCATCAGCACGTTGGTGCCGTTGCCGCGCAGGTAGTAGCCAGACGTGGCTGCACCAGCCAGCGCGTTGATGGCGCCCTGCTGTCCCGTGTTACCCGTGCCTCCGCTGGCGATCGGCAGCACGCCGCTCACGTGGGTCGTCAAACCAACCTTACCATACGACGGCGCGACGCCCACGCCGCCAGACAGCAGCACGTTACCCGTTGCAATGTCAGACAGTTTGGCCAGGGTTGTCGAGCCAGACGCGTACAACAGGTCACCAATTGCGTAAGACGCAAGGTTAGTGCCGCCGTGCTCAACAGGCACGGTGCCGGAGATGTCCGTGCCCAACAGGGCCGACATGCTCGCGTTGGTGCCGTCGCTGCGCAGGTAGTAACCCGTGGTCTGCGTACCCGTCAGCGCGTTGATGGCGCCCTGCTGCGTCGTTGCGTTGGTGCCGCCGTTAGCAAACGGCAACGTGCCAGACACCTGGGTCGTTAGGCTCAGGCCCGTGATGGCGCCGCCCAACGTGATGTTACCTGCACCCGTTACGGTGCCCGATAACGTCAGCCCGTTAGCCGAACCTGTGCCTGTTACAGACGTCACCGTACCCCCCGAGTAACCCACCACGGGGTTCCAAGAGGGTGCCGCACCGGGGCCATTAGTCTGCAGCACGTATCCGGCAGTTCCGGGCGACAAGAACGAGGTTGTATTAGCGGCCGCCTGCACGGGAATGTCGCCAAGCGTACCCCCTGCCAAGTTAGTGGCCAAAGAGACCGCGCCGGCTTGAGCCAGCAAAAACACACCGCTGTTATCGCGGGCGTACAGCTTCTTGTCCGTTACGTTGAGCGCAAGCTCGCCAACGATCATGCTGGCAGCCGAGGGCTGCAGACCCGCCGTCGTCGAGTAATACAGTTGAATGGGTGTAAAGCCGGCTTGTGACATCTAGGTGTCCTTATCGGGTGTAGTAGCTGATGTTGGGTGTAATGTATTGCGGCGACTTGTCGCGGTCCTCGTTCTCGGCCGTGATGGTCGCCTCAATCGCGTCGTTCTTCAACATCGTGATGCGGTTGATGTCGACACCGGGCAGCAGCTTGGCCACGCGGTGAGAGAGCTGCGCCTGCATCGCAGGCATCCAGCGGTCAGGGACCGCGATCTCGTTGGTTAGCTTGCCCACGTCCTGGGGCTGCATCTCGATCAAAATCATGAACGCCTGGAACGCATCCTGTGGCACCGGCCACACGTTCATGATCGGGGTCACCTGACGGTCGAACCAGTACTGCAGCGAACGCTCGCCCAGGAAGTCCTTGTTCGGCAAATTGAAGTAGCTGTCACGGTTCAGTCGCGCCAAGGGGATATCCTGCTGGACCGACGCCAGGGAGAACGCGCGGATCTTAACCTGCGCGTTTGACGGGTTGCGGAAACGCCACCACTTGGCCAGCGGGGAGCCGTCGATCTGTGTGTAGCCCCACTGGTTGACGATGCCGTTGGTGACCGTCACCATCGGCGCCCACGTGATGCCGTCGTAGCTGTACTCGACGTTCATTGTCGTGCCAACCGTGTCACAGTAGAAGCCCGCGCTCAGGAACCGGTAGCCGTCCTCGTAGAACGCCTCTGCCGACGCGCCGGCGGCGATGGTGTACTCCAGGTCCAGGGACACCGTGTTGAACGCGCCATACACGTTGTCTGACGTCGTGCTGGGCCGGGTCATCAGTCGGTAGTTGGCCTCGCGGATGTCCACGGTGCCCACCGGCATCTCGTACTGCCGGGTCTGGGTCTTGCTGCCAATCACCAGGTAATCCAGCAGCCAGAGGTTCACGCCGCGGTTAGAAAGATTGATGAGGATGTACCAGAGCGCCTGGCGCGCACGGTTGACGTTCTCGGGCGTCATCTCCTCCGGCAAACGACCCGCCTCGCTGAAGGCGAAGTTGATCATCTGGTCAACCGAGATGACCGTCTGCGCCGTCGTGTTCGAGGTGTTGTCGTAGTTGCTTGCCATTATTTTTTCTTCTTCTCCGGCAGCCGCTTTTTAGCCGGGCCCGCCTTGACGAACTCTTTACCGACAGATTGCTTGATGCCGACTTTCTTTGCGAATTCGGGGCTGCGAGCAACCCCCTGCATCAGCCGGTTTTGAGCTTTGGACTCAATTGGCATCTCAGCACTTCCCGCCTTTTTTGAACATGTCGGGCTTGCCCTCCAGGGCGGGCAGGCCTGCCTTGGGCTTGGCCTTGACCTCTTTGGCCTTGATCATGCCGCCGGCCTTGTACTTGCCCATGCCGCCGCCACACATCTCGCGCACGGTGCCCTTCTCCTTCTTAGCGCGGCCGCCGCGCTTGAGCTTGGTAAGGTCGGTCTTCTCGCCCTCGTGGGACTGCTCGTCGTGCATCTTGAATGCCTTCTTGACGATCTTTTTGTCTTGCGCCACGTCTTCGTGGGACATCTCCATGTCCTTTTTGGAGTGATCGATGCGGGGGGTATATTTGGCCATGGTTTGGTTCTCCTATTAATAATTACGCATGAAAAAGGGCTTATTCGCCCTTGTCTACCTTGCCGTCCAGCTTGTCAAATATCTTGCCAAGCATGTCTTTCAAGTCCTTTACGGCGTCCTTAAAATCGTCCTTACGCACGAAGTCCTGGTTGACCTCGCGGTTCAGCTCCTTGACGTCCCGCTTGATCTCTTTGATTGCGTCCCAGATGGTCTTCAAGATCCAGCCTCCTAAAGCACCGCAGAGGGTGATTGCTGTGTTAAAAAAGTGCTGGCCATCGAAATCCATCACACTGTCTCCATTGATGCTAAGTTTGAAATCAGTCTTGCGTCTGTCGGGTTGAACTCGAGCGCCTTCTTGCACAGCTCAACCGCACGATCTTTCAGGCCCAGGTGCCACGCCGCGATGCTTGCCAGGTCGTAGGGCTTCTCGGTCCACACGCTGGGGTCCATCGTGTAGACCTCTTCCTTGTTGGTTATCCCCAGCGCCGACATGGCCGCCGAGAAGCTCTCCGCCCACATCGAGTGGCGGTAGGTGAGCATCGCCAGGTCGACCCAGGGCTCGCGGGTGCCGGGGGCCTC